CGTCCGTACGAAGCACTCGTCCACGGTCCTTGAGGGACTAGACCTGTACCTTGTATTCTCTGCTGCGAAGAACTCTGCCTAAGTGTCATCTTTTAATCCAGTTTAATCTGTTGATACTTTTGTGATATCAATGATACCAATCCACTTCACGGTTGAGGTAGTCGAAACTGCTTCAACATCAAAACTAAAGAATGCGTTACTTCCTATCTGGAACGCTACAGGAGTCACAGTCCATGTCTCTACACCAGGTAGATGCTCATGTATTACATTTTCAAAATTTGCTTGGAGTGTGGGAACACCATTAGTGTCCACTGTGATCACAGCGTCAAATGCTGACGCTAAAACATATATGTTATTATTTACCTCTTGTCCAAATACCTTTGCCTTCACAAATGCCACACTGTTGTGACCTAGGGGAGGTGTATTAGATGAGGTGTTAGTACTTCCATCAAAACTTAAACGAAGTAAGTTATTGGCAGGGTCAGTTGTTCTCTTCGTGATAAAAATATCATTGGTGGCATCAGTGAAATCATCCGCAACCATATGGATTGCCGATATGTTCTTAAGTTCGAGGTTTGGATTTAATACCTCTGTCGAACCTACTCCGAACCCGCCTATTGATGAGAAATTTTTTGTTGCCATGGTGTAGGGTTACCTTCGATTATTTATACCTTAACCTTAGTTGTAGTAAAGCGTCCAGTGAAAGTTGTTGAACTGCTAGCCTGTGCTGATTTTACTAATGAAATAACTACGTCGTCAGAATTAAGATTAACTGTAGCATCCATTAAATCATTATCAGATGTAATTGAGTTTGTGATAGTAGCATGTGCCACTGTACCTGAAGCACCACATATAGATGTGACCTCAAACATATGTACCTTGCCATCATTACTTTCAAGAGTAATGAGTGTCTTAGCACCCTTATATCCTGTCCTGTTGAACTGTACTATAGATGCGGTAGTACTAAATGATGTAATCTCTCCACCTTCTACTCTTGCTGAGTCTAACTCTACAAAAGATGCAGTAGAATCTAAGACTGTTAGGTAATCTGCGTTTCCACCAACTTCATAATTTCTATTTACCTTAAGTCTTGCTTTTGCTGAAGCAGAATCTAATGACAAGAACTGCTTGTCACCATTCATGTTAAAGCGAAGTTCGCTTTGTAAAGCACTGATCTTACCGTGAGCAACGTCAGCATTAGTCAACGTCTCTACAGTGAATGTTACATCAGTACCAGCTCCACCACCTAGAAGACCACCACCAATAGTAATGACTTCCCCAACCTCATAGTTTTGACCACCATTGTTAATAGTGATAGTGGCGATTGTACCATTCGCATCAGTTGTGATATCGAATGTAGCATTAGTACCCGCAAATTCAGATACACCAGCTGTTGCTGTAAATGTCGCTGATGGATCATAAGCAGCTGCTGTGGCATTGAATGTGCCAGGATTAGCACCAAGTGTACCGTCAGTAAAGGTAGCGATTGTACCTGATACCAACTGATGTTTCATGAAGAAACCACCAGTTATCTCAGCGTCCTTACTACCTCTGACCTTTAATAGTGATACACCTTTTCTTTGTACGTCTAATGTATCAGTTCCTACTGTACCATTGATGGAAAGTGTGCCATTGACATCCATCAATTTGGCAGTCTTTAATATAAACTTATCTTTGTCTATTGATAATGAGTTAAATCCTGAATTATAAAACTCAAATGTATCTTCGTCAGAACCAGGTGTTACCTCAGTTAGTATATAAGTATCTTGGTCAACGTCACGTACACCACCAAGTGATACGTAGTCGATACCATTGTATCCTTCAAACTGTGATGTTGTAGTATTGTATCTGATACCACCAAGGTAGGTGTCAGCAGCAGATGGTCTATTGTTTGTAGTACCAACTGGAACTATAAGTGTACCAGTAGTATCACAAAGAATATTCCTAGCAACAGATGGTCTTAAACTTATACCTGATCCCGCTACGTCACTGATAACAACGGTTTGAGCAGAATCAGTTCCTATGATAGCAGCATCAAGAACGATTGTATCTCCCTTGACATAATCTCTACCAGCTTGATTTACTGTGATAGATGTTATAGAACTACCTGAGACTGTGACATCGAATGTAGCACCTGTACCTTTTCCAGTCTGTGTAGAGGTAACAGCAACACCTGTGAATGTACCGTCAGTAAATGTAGTACCAGATCCAGATGTACCGATACCAACAATTTCACCAAATGAGTTTGTAACACCCTGTGCTACGTTAGCAATTTCAGCATCAGTAATTCTTAATCTACTATTTGACTCAATGTAACCCATTGCTTCAAGGTCACCAGTCGCCATGTCAACATCTAAGACGTTGAGAGGACCATATTTAATTAAGAAGTTTCTACCCTGAGCACCTTGGAATGATATTCCACCATCTCCTTTTGGTTTAAATAATAAATCAACGTCAGCATCAGTACCAATCGCTTCGATAGATGCGTCGTTATTAATACGTAAACCTTTAGCAGCAGTACCAGTAATAACAGTTGCGTTAGCAACATCAACTTTCAATACAGGACTAGCAGTGGTTGTGGTGTCACCTACTTGGAAATCATTAGCAATATTAAGTGATGTACCGTATACTGCCTTCTCTACACCAGCTATTGAAATACCAAACTCATCAGGGTTCTTATGGAAGAGACCTGTTGTCTGAGAGGTTACGAAGTTTAGACTTGGAGCAGCAGCTGTACCATCAGCAAGATTTGCTGTAACGTTTGTAAGTGCTACGTTACCTACAGTCTGTGTTAGATCACCTACTAGGGTTAAGTTACCTGTCTGTGAGGTATCACCTGTTACAGTCTGTGTACCTGTGATTGTTAATGTGTCAGCAGCTTCATCACCAAAGGTCATGTTACCCTTGACGACTAAGTTACCATCAGCACTGATATTACCAGTTGTTACTATATCTCCAGTGTCACCAGCTACTGAGAATACTGTTGCTGTCTTACCAATACTAATTGTACCTTCAGAAAGAGTTGGATCTTTAGTACCAGCTAACTTAAATGAATCAGATACTATCGCACCATCGTGTGTAAATTCAAATCTATCTTTAGTTGTTACACCACCTACTGCTAGTGCGAAAGCACTACCAGTTGTTTCAGGTCCTGCTTCGTTACCAATAACACGTGGATATAATACTTGTCCTACGTTATATCCAAATCCACCTTCGCTTATATCTACATCTCTAACAAAACCTACTTTAGTGACAGTATATGAGAAGTTAGAACCACTACCACCAACATTTTGTGGATCTACACTAAGAACATCACCTACGTTGTAAGGTCCTCCAGTAAGACTGATGTTAGTTACCTCTGTTATAACAGTTGTATTTGATACTAACTCAGCAACAAATCCAGATCCACCTTGTCCACCTAATCCAGAATCAAGACATGTTACTGTATTTCCTACCTGATAGTTCTGACCTTGGTTGTTGGATTTTACTACTTCAACAAAACCCCCACCTTGTACAGTGACATCAAGAGATAATCCTGTACCATAGTTTCCTGCTGTACCAGTATTAATGGTTACCGAAGCACCCATTCCTGCGTGAGTAGAACAAATATAACTTGCTGTCTCTCCTGCTACGCCAGGTCTTAGTATAACATCAGTGAATGCTCCTGCTGTACCTGGTGTTCCGTTAGTTACTGTAACTATGTCTTGGTTAAGGACTCCACCATCCTCTCTACCCATAGTAAGTGGGTGTCCTGAGTTAGAGGCATCACTCTGATCGAAACGATAGGTGTTACCCTCTATCATAGTGATAGCTGCTTGTGTACTACCGTTTATGGTGTATACATCATCAGGAGGAGGTGTGCCAGGATTTGATATTACTGCGACTGTAAATGTCTGTAGAGGTATGTTATATGCTGTTACTCCAGTGTACTCTGAATCTTCGTATCCACCTCCAGATGCATTAACCTGTAGTTGCCAGCCTGGTACTGTAAAGTCAGCAGTTGCTTTGTTTGATGGTTCCTCAGTACCACTTACAAAATCAAACTGTACGTTTGTATATGATCCTGCTGTATATCCACTACCATTATTTGTTATATTACCAGTTAAAGACTGAATGTTAACAGCACAAGAAGAGTCTCCACCAGCTCCACCAAATAGAGTCAAAGTAGGAACCTGACTGTAACAAGAACCACCAGATGTTATCTCTATCTCAGTTAATCTAGCATTTCTCTTACTGAACTTAGGAGCTAATATAGCGTCTGTGACTGGAGAACCACCTGTTATTAATATAGTAGGTTCAAAGTTATAACCCGCACCGACGTTTGTTAAAGTAACAGTGTTTATTGGGAAACCAATAGTACATGTAGCAGTACCGCCACTACCTGTTGTATCTCCTGTAGAAGCAGCAATGCCGATTGTTGGAGGAGTTGTATATCCACCACCTCTACCGTTAACAGCGATAGAAGCCATAGATCTACCACAGAAGACTGCGAAAGTAGCATGTGTAGTTTGTCCTGCCTCACTTATAGTGATACTAGGTAGGTTATTACCATCATAAAATGTTCCCTGTTCATTAATAGTGATGCCACTTATTTCATCTCCTGTCATTGTGACAGTTGCTGTTGCTCTTACACCCTTCAAGGAATGAGACTCACCACTTGCTTCATCAGCTGCTTGTGTTAGAGATACAGCAGATCCACCCTGAGAAGTAGATAGTTGGAAAGATTTGGTTTGGTCTGATCCACTAACATTAATGACGTAATATGTTGTACCATCAGTAAGTCCTACGTTTCCAGACTGCATTGATGCGTCATAAACAATTCTTGACCCATTAACAAATGGGTTGTTTGCTAAAGTGATTCTATTAGTACTGCCATTGACATCACCAAATGTATTAAAACTGAAACTAGAAGGAGTATCAATTTCTAATGTTGGTGTAGATGAATATCCTGATCCACCATCAGAAATATCAATTCTATTGATTACACCAAACTGTTCTAGAACTACAGTAGCGTTAGGAGCAGTTGTACCAGTTGGAGTGAATGTAACATCAGGAGGTGTAGTATAAAGTGAACCCGCATTACCGATTGTGATTGCTTTTACAGCACCATCATTGGTATCAATGGTACAAGATGCCTGACCATTGACAGCAGGGTTGGTGTCTAGTGTTAAAGTCTGTGTGCCACCATCATATCCATCACCTGTTTGAGAAACAGTGACTGTTGATAACTCTTCAGTAGATATGAGAAGGTTCGTATCTGATAATAGTCCATAAGCGTTGAATCCACCTCTTCTTTGTATGCCTCCGAGGTTGATGTCAATAGAACCAGTCTCAGCAGTGTTGAAACTACCTACCTTGTTGATGTCAAAGTATGCGTTCTCGTTAAATATTACCTCACCGTTAAATGTAATGTCTTCGTTACCCGCAGGGTCAATTAGTAGAGCACCACTTGTTGTAGAGAAAGTGTTACCCGCTAGTCTGATATTACCTGTTTCGATATATGCAGGATAGATGTTTGTAGTACCAGTAGAGTCGGATAGTCCGATACTGGTTGCTTGCTGTGTTGAAGATGTTGACTGGAAGTTAACGTTACCTGTCTCTTGGTCAACTAAGAATACTTCACCAACTCTGAAGTCACCTTTCTGGTCAGTAGATGAGTAGAATACTCTACCACCATTGGTTTCTACGACTTCATTAGCTTGGTTTGCTAGAGATGCGTCATTGGTAAAGTCCTTACCAGAACCAATGTACATGAAGTTGTGTGCTGATAAAATCAGTTTACAACCATTACCATCTGATACAGCACCCTTTACACCGTAGATGTTAGCAGATGCTATAGACTTAAGTTCACAACCAAACTCACTGTAGTCAACAAGTGCTATACCTGTAGCAGAGTCAAAGTTACTAGAACGAACATCCTTTGGTGGAGGAGTGTCAGTAAATGTACTTGCTTGGTCTGTACCGTTGAAGTGTATTAAAAGAACTGTATTAACATCAACACCATACTCTGAAGATGGAGCAGTAAAGTTACTTGTAAATCTTGCTGTACCGTGACTGACTCTTACTTCATCTATACGTCCAGTAAAGAAGTCACCACCAACTGAACCGTGGTTAGAACCAATGTTTAATGGTTTGGTAGCACCATAGTCTCTATTATCTGTATCTCCTCCTGCTCCTGTAACTGAAGTACCATCCAAATATATCTTTGTAGTACCGTTGTAACGTGCTAGAGCAACGTGATGCCAAGTGTTGAGTGATAATGTACCTCCACTTAGATGTTCTGTAGTATCAGTACCAAACTTAAGTGTACCACCTGTCTGATAAAATCTAGGAGCTACATCAGAATCAGATGTTCTGAAGTCGAAGATTGTAGAAGTTCCAGTGGTAGAAGTAGCATAAACATATGCTTCTAAAGCAAAGTTTGCTGTACCGAATCCAAAGTCTTCATCTGTCTCAATACTAACAAAGTCACCAGTACCATCAAGTTCTAGTGACGCAGTTCCAAACTTTTTGATTGATGTATCCAGTCTCGCGTCAGCATTAGGTGTAAGAGTCTTACCCTCTTCTAATGCTGTAGTAAACTGTCCTTCACCTTTTCCGTTTAGGAATATGTAAGTACCATCATTGGATGTGATAGCACCATAACCTACCGCTTTCTTATATGTGACATTACCAGATGTATTACCCGCTGTAAGAGCAAAGGTAAATGTATCAGCTGTTGGTGCTCCTGTTACCTGATAGTAACCATCAGTAGCAGTGCCAGAAATAAAGTCACAGTATACGCGGTCATTCGTAGATAAACCATGAGCCGTCCTCGTAACTGTTACGACGTTAGAAGATAACGCATAAGTACCAGATCTAAACTGGTTCTCTAATTCGTATATCTCTTCACTCGCATCGAAACTACCAGATACACCTGATAGTTTTAATCTTACTGATCCAGTGCCATGCTTACCTGTAGCACCCTGTATACCTTTAATACCTTCGTTAGCAAAGTATATAAAGGAGTTCTGCCACTCACAACGAACACCGTTAGTTAAGAGTATACCAATAGAGTTAGGTACAATGAATGTACACTCGTTGAATAATACTGATGTTTCTAGAGTATTAGCACTAGCAATAGCACCATCTAATTTAACACCACGTCCTGCGTCCCCTGCGTCAAATCCATAGGGGTCACTAGCAGATGTGGTTGATCCTTTGTTTAAGACTGTGACTCTTTGTACATAAGCACTTCTCTCTGAGTCCCAGTTGTTAGCAGCAACGAAGGCATAACCTGTGTCGTTACTACTGTTGTAGAACATGTCCTTAACAGTCAGTTCTGATACGGTTGTGTCACCGTTCAATACGAAACCGTTGAGGTCATTTGTTGCTGATGTGGGTTTTATATTTGTTGCTCTTAATCCTGCTCCTCTAACTGCTACTCCATCTGGAACTGTTAGTGGAAATTCTTCTTCATACTCACCAGCTGCTATATTAACTGTATCTCCTGCTTGAGCAGCGGCTAGGGCATATTTAACTGTAAGGAATGGTGTAGAGGAATGTCTACCTCTTGCTGCTCCTCCTAATAGGTTAGCAGCGTTAGTACCAGTTTTAGCTACGAATAGATGATTACTAGGACCGTTAGTAATATCGGCTGCGAGCATAGACGCAGTAACACTAGCAGTGTTTGGTGCTGCGTTACCTATCTCTACGATAGTACCCGAATTGTTTACAAAGAGTTTTTTATCCGCGATATTAATCGCGACTTCCTTATCGACTAAATCACTTACTGTCGGTGTCGAGTTGGGAGTTATCGAACTCTTTAGTTTGATCCTCGTTGCCATTTATAGCATTCTCTGATGATTGATCTTGTATACTATTTAACTGGGTTTGTAAGTCCAGTATCTTCGCTTCAAGCATAATGTTAGATAATGTCAGTTCAGAAACTTTACGTTGTAATGTGGAAATAATAATGTTTACGTTCATGGGTTTTCAGTGTTAGAAAACACCTCCATCTAAGGTGTCAGTCCATACAGGAACGCCTCCTGCAGTGACTGTTAGAACTTGGAATGAAGTTGTTGCGTCAGTTCCTGTACCAGGTGATGCCATGTTAGCAGCAGCTGTTACATTTAAGGGGTTTGTACCGTCACCATAAGGAATACCATACTGAGTAAAGGTTGAAACACCTGTACCACCATATTGTACTTCGAGGTCAGTATCTAGTTCTAGGTCACCAAGTACAACTGTACCACGGTTACCTGTTACACCGAAGACTGTGTTAGTGTCTGTAGCATTCTCAATGAATGTCCAAGCACCAGCTCCATCAGCACCTCCAGTGCGATCATAACCAAAGAAACCAAATTGAGCAGCACTACCTGTGTGATAGTGTACCTTAACACCTCTATCTAGTCCGTCACTAGCATCTCTAGTAGCGACAATACTTGCACCACTATCTAGGTTACCAGTGATTGCCTGATCTAGAGTGATCTGCTTAAGACCTACGTCTATAGAAGCAATGTTGGTTGAGTTTGCTATACTTGTTCCAGTAATGTCATCACCAACGTTTAATCCTACCACTCTGTCCACAGTAAGAACTGTAGCACCTGATGTAGCAGCAGCAGTTAATGATAATGTAACTGTAGGATCACCTAATTCGATTGTAGGATCGTTAACAGACATTGAAGCACTGTTAACTGTGGTTGTTGTACCATCAATCTGTAGGTCACCTTTAATAATAACTAAACCTTCTGAATCATTACCAGCTGGGAATGGGTCAATGATCATCTCTGTACCAGAGGTAGTAGAGAGGATATTACCATCCATCTTTAACTGGTCAATAGTGAACTCACCAGTCTGGTTGACTGTACCAGCTACGGTTTGAGTACCATTGAATGTAACACCGTTCTCAAATGTAGTTGTTGAGTTAACAGTCATGGTGTCTGTGTCAGCAGTACCAATCGTTACATCGTCATCAACATTTAAGTCTTTGATCCATGCTTTAGCACCAACTGCTAAACCACCTGATATCATCACAGCAGCAGTAGAAGCATTGGATGCTGTAGTAGTGTCAGCAAATGTTACTTGAACACCTGTGTCATACTGCTGATCAGCACCAGCCCATCTTAGTTTGTCTGTTGTTGTTTCATCATAATATACACGTGCGTCATTTCCTGTACCGAACTTTAGGGGGATATCGTCCTGTATAAGAACTGAAGCAGCAGCGTTACCACCTGACACTCTTCTGACCTGTAAGTCACCGTCAGAGTCGTCCCAGACTAACTCAAGGTCTCCAGATGTACCAAACTCTACTTCCTGTCCATCTTGGAATACAACCTTACCAGTGCCATTAGCACCGATGATTAG